TCATTAACACCGGACGCACAGTAGCCCCAAAACAACCCCTAGATTGCCCTGTAAGCGTCGAAACCACCATCTGGGTGCCACGGCCTAAGAAACCCCGATTCAACGTCCCAGCAACCCCAGGAGACCTCGATAAGTACCTAAGAGCAATCGGCGACGGAATCGAACAAGCCGGCATCCTCAAAAACGACGCCCGCATCACCCACTGGACAGCCACCAAACACTACGCCAACCAAACAACCCCGCCCGGCGCCCACATCACCATCACATGGAAGGAAACCAAATGATTTACGCATGGCCCTATGACGACACAGACGAACCCAACCCAGACGAGGAAATCGAATACGACCCCTGGGAAGACCACGTCTACGACCTCTGGGCAGACAAATAAACACCAACAAGGAGAACACCATGAGCACACCAACCCGACAAGACATCATCAACGCCCACAACGCGCTAGAGAAACTGAACCACATGGCATGGAATGGGTCAGAAGATATGTACGACAAAAGACTTTGCGCGCTATGGAAGAAACAAATCCTCGCCGCCCTCCCGCCCAAGCCGCAGCCCACAATGGCCGAGGTCGAATGGGACGACAACAAGCACTACCTCGCAGAAGCAGAACACGTCGACTGGGGCAAAGTAGTCATGCTCACCCCCGCCGAAAACACATACACCATCCGATGCGCATTTCAGAACGACGAAGGTACAGACATCCTCTTCGGCAACCCTAGGAACCTCACCCCGACTGGCAAGCGCTACACACTCACGGAGGTACAGGAATGACTGACCTCACCACCACCCACCTCCAGCGTCTACTCGACCAGGCCACACCAGGGCCGTGGGAAGCAAGAGACTCCGATTGTATTACCAGCGAGCACGGAGAAGTGCTATGGAATGCAGACCAGGCTGTCGACTGGAACAGGAACGACCACGACGTAAACCTCGCCGCCCACGCGCCACAACTAGCGGAAGACCTAATCCACCAACTCGACGCACTCGTATACCTCATCGAGGAAGTGATATCCGCCGCCGAAAACACCAACGACGTGGAAACCACAAAGCACATAACGGAAGCCATCAAAACCACCATTGAAAAAATCAAAGGAGACCACGATGAGTAATTTCGACCGCATGATCTGGTCAGCCACCTGCGACAACTGCTACAGCAACTTCGCTGCATGGCCACATCCCGACTCTACCGAAGACATACCAGAACCCGTCGAATGGGCAGTGTTTTCCAAAGACTGCCCCGTATGCGATGGCTACATGGAATGGGAATTTGCAGATCCAATGAAACCCTACATCCGCACCGGATACACGCCACAGGAGCTGCAAGAAGATGACTAACCGAAATAAGGCCGCGCACCTCATCATGGAAGCCGCCCGCGAATCAGAACTCCCAACCGAAGCCGCCGTCAACGCAGTAGATGCCCTCCAGCAAGCCGGCCTACTCGCGCCCGAGCGAATGCTCCCGCACCCTAATCCACCAATAGACGTGCATAAGCCCGCATGGGAAGTCACAGAGCTTCCTGATAAATGGGTATCTGTACTCGCTAAGAAAATCTGGATAACAGACAGTCACGGGTGGGGAAAATCAATGACCACCGACCAAGCCCGCAACCTCGCCCACGCCCTACTCGCAGCAGCCCAATACACGGAGGAAGCATGACCGTCCTTGCGTTCATTATCGGCGGAACAGCAGCAATCGGGTGGCTGGCCGCACTAGCACTACTGATATACGGTCTCGTCACTCAGCACAGTTTCATTGATGGAATCTTTGTAGCTTTCGTGATTGTCAGTGTCGCTGCGGGCCTGGCGCTTGGAATGGCCTCAGCGTTACTCGGATATGAGTGGCAGTAGAGCAACGAGCGACGAAAACCAACCACCCACACCACCACAACAGTCCTAACCACCAGGCCCCGCACACACTGCGGGGTCTTTTACTTTTTCAGGAGTAACCGTGACCAACGAGTTTGAACTCCGCGACACCGCACGCGAACTCAAAGCTCATTACCTTCAACTACAAGCCCACAAACACACAACCCCCAACCCACCAGAAGTCAAGACCAGGAACTCGGTCAAGGGCCTGGGTCCCAAGCCACCCGGCAACTGGCTATGGATAAACCGCTACATAGAAATGGAGCAGAACCTCCGCGAACTCGCCCTCAACGCCTTCGGCATCGACGGCATAGGCATCTGCATACAACCCACCGACATGGCAGCACCACGTCTCTGCCACCTCATCGCATGGCACGCACAACCCCTATCAGAACTCCCATGGGCACAAGACCTCCAACAAGAACTGGCAGACCAAGCCCGCACCATCAACAAATGGTGCAACCCACCCGAACCCAACACCATCGCCAAACAACCCGAACCCAGACACGGAGCAGAACACATAGCACGACAACTACGAGCACGAGGCATACCCACCACCGCCGACACCATCCGAGGATGGGCAAGACGCGGCCACATCACCCGCACCACCATGCCCAACGGACGCGGAGGATACCTACTCACCGAAGCACTCAACCACGCGAAAAAGGAAACGAAATGACACGAGTATCAAAACACGCCCACGCAATAAACAAATGGGGAAATGACCTAATCCGGCGGGGGACACCACAAAACAACAGCTACGCCCTCATCCTCATACCGAAACCTTGCACCATCGAAGAAAGCAAAAAGGTTGTAGACCTAATCCGGTACACCTTCCCCGGCGCGTCAATCGACGTGAAAGCCAAACAAGGAGGCGACGAACTGCTACATATCAAATTCAGAAACGGAGACAAGTACAGGCGAATCCACCCAGGTAGGGTTGTCGTAATCAACCCGTCTAGCAATACATTAATTGAAATGTACCCAGCAGACGCTGACGACCTATTCAAACTCGAAAAACCTCAGACTAAAGGAAACCAAATAATGGACGGCTAAAGAATGCACGTGCCCACAAATGTGCTATAATCGACGCGACGACAAATTATACCCTCAACACACGTTGGGGGTTTTCGTCGTTTTAACCAAGTCTTGTCGCCTGACTCACCACCTATCCACCAGGACAAATTCAGACCCCGAGTGCAGGCCACCGGCTCAAGACCGGAACAAGACACCAAGCCTTGTAGCCACCTCAACCTTGCAAACTATCAATCAAACATTGAGAAGTTAGAGCACTCTGAACAACACACTGAGGCGCAGGCCACCGATTCATGACCGGAACAAGGCACAAAGAAAGGAGGAAGGCCCCATGACCATCCACATAGTCACGGGGCCTCCTTAGACCCGCCGCCGGCAAATCCACCTACATACGCGAACACCGCAAACCAGGCGACATCACCATCGACTACGACGAACTCGCCAACACACTCGCAGGACTAAAACCCGCAAACCACGAGCATGAAACGCACATCAAAAGCGTCACACAAAAAGCACGCCAAGCAGCAATAGACACAGCCATCAACAAACACGACGACACATTCAACGTCTGGATAATCCACTCCACACCAAGCGCCAGCCTGCTAGCCAAATACCAAGAATCCGGCGCGGAAATAATCACCATCGACCCAGGCAAAGACGTCGTGATGAAACGCTGCAAACGCGAACGACCTAAACACATGCTCAAAATTGCCGCCGCCTGGTACGACAAAAAATCAAAACCAGCACAAACCACAACACAACGCGGCTACGGCACCCAACACCAAAAACAACGCCGCAAACTCCTAGCACAACTCAAAGACGGCACACCATGCCCAGAATGCGGCAAACCAATGTTCAAGACCGCATCCAAAAACTTCGACAAAGCAGCACTCGAAGCCGACCACGGACCAGGAAACGCACTCAAATACGCGGAGAATAAGCAGGCCACCAAAGCCACCAGACTCCTCCACCGCACCTGCAACCGCTCAGGCGGAGCATGGGACCGACCCCGCCCGGTAAAGAAACAAAAGCCCGCATCGAAGAGTGACGGATTCATCTGGGCATGAAAATTAATTGACCGGCCCCACCAAAATCTTGGCGGGGTCCGTCTCCTGACTCCCCCTTTGGCCCCGCTCAGTCAGCCCGTCTCTCTCCCCGTTCAGATTCGTATTTTTTGGGGCCTGTATGGCCCTCTGACGGCCTGTTAGGAGGTTGCCTAAGCTATGACCCTTGACGAGTTAGAGGAAGGTTTAGCGGACGGTAGGGAGCTGAATGAGTTTGATGCCCGTGCTGTCAAAATTGTGGCGCAGTTGATTGGGCGTGTTCGTGAAGCTCGCGTGATTATTGCTGAGGAAGGCCCTGTTGCGGCTAAAGAATCGGGGGAGCCGATTGAGCATCCGGCGGTGAAGGTGGAGCGTATGGCTTCGGCGGAGATTCGTGGCTGGATTAAGGAACGCCCGGACTTGTTTGGTCAGCGTTCTCATGCTGCGCGGGAGGATTCTGGTCCGAAGGGCGATAAGTTCGGCGGTTTCAAGCTGGTGAAGTAGATGATGGAGGTGTGTGGTGGCTAAACCTGAGTGGCTGATTGGTTGCCAACAGCCTACTCATCAGAATGTTCCTACTGGTGACCGTGAGTTTGCGGATAAGGCTTGTGAGTTTGTTCGTTGGGCGGGTCTTGATTTGTATCCGTGGCAGGAAGAGCTGCTGCGCGATACGTTGTTGCAGACTGATGAGGGTATGTGGTCCTCGCGTGAGGTAGTTACCGCACTAGCTCGCCAGAACGGTAAGGGAACTTACCTTGTTGCCCTGGAGCTGGTAGCTATCTACTTGTGTGGTGCGGAGCGCATCATGCATTCGGCGCACTTCCTGGATACCGCTATGGATGCGCGTGACCGCCTGTGGGATGTTATTGAAGCTAACCCTGCCCTCATGGAGTGGTGGGAGGATGAGCATCCGGGCGAGTTCCCTAAGCCGGTGCTTGGTAATGGCAAGGATGCTATTAAGTTCCCGAATAAGGCGAAGATTTATTACCGCACGCGCACTAAGAAAACTGGTCGTGGTTTGTCGTTTGACTGGTTGATTTTTGATGAGTGTTTTGACCTCCCGAGCGAGGTTTATGCGGCGATGAATAACACGACGAAGGCGCGGCCTAATGCACAGAAGGTGTTTATTTCGTCGCCGGTGAACATTCGTGAGCATTTCCATGGTGCGATTTTCTCGGCGAAGCGTTGGGCCGCGTTGGATGGTGCTGACGGCATGCTTTTTAAGGAGTGGTGCCGTGAGCCGGATGATGATCCGTTTGAAGAGTCGACGTGGGTGAAGGCTAATCCGTCGTTGGTGAATGAGCCGCGTCCTGGTGTGCAGTTGGATGAAGTTCGTTCTGAGGCTGCGTCGGCTCGTGGCTCGGAGGCACTGTTGGAGCCGTTTCTTGTGGAGACGTTGGGGCAGGGCGAGTGGGTGCCGCGTGATGGTGACGTGGTCGATGACTTTGTCCCAGTTATTGATTTTGAGGCGTGGTCGTCTGCTTCTGCTTTGATGCCGTCTGCTTTGGGAGAGTCTTGTTTGGCTGTGGATGTTACCCCTGATGGTGAGTCTGTTGGTGTTGTGTCTGCCGCGCAGTGGGGGGAGAAGGTTTATCTGTCGTTGGCTCCGTATGAGGAGTTTGACCGTGCCCTGGTTGTCGACAAGGTTGGCGCGACTGTGAAGCTGAATGACCCGTCCGCGGTGGCATTAGACCCTTCCGGGCAGTGTTCTACGCTGGTGGAGCCTTTGCGGGGGATTGGCGTGGCACCGGAAACACTAAGCGGTGCGCAAGTATCGAAAGCCTATGAGCTGTTTCTTCGCATGTGGGCGGAGAAGCGGATTGCGCATGATGGTTCGCAGCGTTGGTTGGATGCGCTTGGGGTTGCTGAGGAGCGTTCTAAGAATGGGCGTTATCGCAGTCTTGACCGTTATTCGGGTGATGTGACTGTTCTTGTGGCTGCTTCGTTGGCGGTGTGGGGGTTGCAGGAATTTGGTGTTGGTGATGTCGAGGTTGATGTTAAGCGGACTCGGCGTCATGTGAGTGCGGCGCGTGGCGTTAAGCGTGGGCGTCGTGTTGCTGAGATGAGTTTCTAAGGAGGTGGCCGGCATGTCTGGTTTGAATATGCGTGAGGTTGGCCATGCGCGGGCCACCCGTAACTTTGCGCTTGCGGAGGATAATTGGGAGCTTCGGTTCCCTCATTCCGCTAAGGTGTTTGCGAAGATGGGGCGTGAGGATGCGCAGGTTACGTCGGTGCTTCGTGCGGTGACGTTGCCGATTCGTCGTGCTACGTGGTTTGTGGACCCGAATGGTGCGCCGGATGAGATTGTTGCCGCGGTG